ATGGCAACAATCTTCTCGCGCTGCGGGGCATATTCTGAATTGTCGCCGTACCTAAAAAGGAAATATGACGAACTTCAGGCACTTCATTCTAAGTGTGGCCGCGCGTTTGACGCCGCCCTCAACGCCGCTCGGCAAGGGAAGGAATGAGCTACGCTGGCGGAGGAACGCTAAGCTTCTTCGTCGGCAACGCCTTTGTCGGGACACTTACCCATTACTGCTGTGGATTTTTCGATGGAGTTCGACATGCATCTGGTTATTGGCCTGACACTGCATATTTTTGTCGGCACTGTGGAGAGATTTGGGCGCGCGGCGTTTTCATATTCGACTTCGACTACCAACCAAACGACTTTCCGCCTTGGTGTGTCGAGGAGCGCTATTGCGAAAAGCACGGCGACGGAAGGTTAATCAAGGACAGCCTTCTTGCGGTATCTGACGCGGACCTGCTTCGGCGGGAACTTAACATAGAGTTAAATGAAAGGAGTTAGAAATGGCAAATGAATCAAAGGCACTCAGCGGCCCCAACATCCTCTTAATGGGACCCTCTGGCACTGGCAAAACGCACGCCCTTGGCACCCTCGTTGACTGGGCAGCCGCTCACGCGAAGGAGGTCTTTGTCCTCTTCACCGAGAACGGACTGGAGACTCTCCTCGGCTACTGGCGGGATCGCGGCATGGAGGTCCCCTCCTGCCTCCACTGGCACCAGCAGCTCACCATCCCCCTCAGCCTCAAAGCCCTGATGACCGGCGCGGAGACTGTCGGCAAGTCCACCTACGAAATGCTCACTAAGATGCAGGACAGCAACAGGTCCGGGGAGAACAACTCCTTCTTTAAGATCTTGGAATCCATCGCTACCTTCACCGACGACCGCACTGGCACCAAGTTCGAGCAGGTGCCTTCGTTCGACACCAGTCGAATCTTCGTGATTGATTCCCTCAGCGAACTCTCCGTCGCCGCGATGAAGATGCAAGTCGGTGTCAAGCCGATGGCAGCGCCGCAGGACTATGGCGTGGCGCAACAGTACATCATGGGCATCTTGCGCTTGCTTACCCAAGGCATGCCGGCGACCTTCGTTATCACTGCACACGTAGATCGCATCCTCGACACTGTGACGCAGGAGACCAAAACGATGGTCAAGTCCGCCGGCAAGGCCTTGGCCGACGAGATTCCTCCGCTGTTCTCGGACGTGATCTATACACTGCGTGAGGGCGACAAGTTTTGGTGGGACACCGCCAAGTTCGGCGTTGACTGCAAGACACGTTCGCTTGGCTATCGCAGTAAGATCACGCCGGACTTTGGTCAGATCATGGACCTCTGGCTGAAACGGGGTGGGAAATGACCGGCGCAAAGTGGGAAACAGGCGGCTTTGGGCGGGCCTTAATCAAGCAAGAAGGCTACACGCAGGACTTCGAAACCGGCGAGGCGCATCCGACGACCGACGCTGAGCGAGCTGCATTGGCCGCCGACACTTCTACCTACATGGAACTCCGCATAGACCCGAAGAAGCAAACACGGGCAGAGATTCATGAAATGGTGGAGCATTGGCTAGATGACTACGAACTGTTTGAAGGTGGCGTATGACCCGCCGCTCTGCGACTACCGTCTCCATCCAGGTCAAGCTTCGCCGCCCGGCAAAGGTGGGAGACAAGGCACTGCTGGCGTGGATCACGAGCGCGTTATCTGAATATAACTCGCGCGAGAATGCCGCTCCCGGAAAAATCTATGTGGACCTAAACGAAATGCAGCTCCGCGTAACGGAGCGGAAGACGGTCTACTTATGAGCAAGAAATTTCTTGGAGATGCCTGCGCGTATATTCCAGGCGTCAACGGTGAGAAGAACAAATATCTGCGCATTGGTTCTGCCCTGCAAGACGGTGACGGCAGATTATCTATCAAGATCGACACGCTCCCAAACAGCGGCAGTGGTTGGGGCGGTTGGATCAACGTCTTTCCACGAGTCGAAAAAGACCCAAAGAAAGCGGCGAGACAAAAGGAAGTCGACAAGTTTATAGATGACAACCAAGACGACATTCCCTTCTGAGCAAAAACCATTGCGCGCCATTCCGTATGCGAAGCACTTGAGACTTTCCTATCCCAAACGCTTTAGCTACCGTTCTAGACGGACGTTTATCTTGCTGAATTGCACGCACTTGCGTCAAGGTCAGCTTTCGCACTCGACTATTTCTAACATTTTCTTTCGCAGAAACCCAGCGGCAGTTTTCTTTTGTATAATGCCCTAGATTATCTATTCGATCTAGTTGCAAGCCTTCTAGGGCTTCACCCATGTCAGCAAGGAAATTGTCATATTCCTCCCAGCGAGTGTCGTACATAATGTGCTTGTAGTTTTCAGCGTTTTCGTATTTAGAATTAAGGCAGCGCGTTTTCATGTTTTGCCACGCACGATAAGTCTTTATATGTGCACCTTTTCTTACACCAACTACGTTCACAGTAGTTCTCCTTGCATTTTTAATTGTTCAAGCCTTTTTATGGCTATTCCGTATGACGCTGTATCAATTTCTATTCCTGTTGCTTTGCACTTTAAATCGTGTGCGGCTGCAAATATGGTCCCTGTTCCCATAAATGGATCTAGCACAGTATCGCCTGGATGTACTGAGCGGCTCAATAAGTCTTTGAACAGCGCTACAGGTTTTTGTGCGGCATGACCAAGATTACTGTCCGACGGATAATCAAGTACGTCACCAAGAAGTTTAGTTACAGGCCGCTTTCCTTTTACTGCATACAAGATTGTTTCGTAGCGCCGTTGTGGTCCGTACTCTGGCCAAGGGGCACGCATACCAGTACGCTTGTACCAGATAAGGGGAGTACGGAATACCCACCAACCCACTGCGTTCAGTTCGTATTTAAGAAAGCTTATCCAGTCTAGATCACAAAACCAATACAAGTGAGCTTGTGGTTTTGTGATACGATAGCTGTTATTAATAAGTGCCCAGGCGCATTTTTGGAAATTCTTGTCATCGTCAGAGTAACCGTGCGCTCCCTGTGCGAGGCCGCCGCTGTCCCCAAACTCGTCGGCCCCCATACCGTAAGGGGGATCAGTGAGGATTACGTCGAACTGTTCGGCGGGGCACTTTGCCATCCACGCAAGGGAGTCCTCATTCAACGCCTTGTGCGAGTCGGCGGTGAAGGTCCGTCCGACCAGCGCCCCGAGAGCGCGGTCTTTCGCAGCTGACTCTTTACGCCGGAGAAGCTTAAACGCATCGTCGACTGTCTTCGCTGCGGCGACTTCGGGATCACCGAGATGCTTAGCAACGATAAGTTCTCGTCTGGTGGTTTCTTGGTTAACACCTTCAGATGAACCTCGAACTTCAACTGCGAGGTCCGCCACAGTCGGCGCAGGCATGCCGGCGACAGCCGCTTGCTTACCTCGAAGAACAGCAAGTCGAGCATGTGCTGCCGCTCGTTCCTGCCATGATAAATCCACCCGACGGATGTTCTCTTCGAGTTCTGCTTCCTCGGCTTCGATTTCACTGAGATCTCCAAGGGTAGTGTAAGGGATACAGCCAGAGAGGACAGGCTGGCCGTCGTGGGAGAATTCGCCGCCGAGCGCGTGGATGTCAGTGCAAGCACGCAGGCGGCGCTCGCCGGACACAAGCTGGTAATCCTCGCCGACGACTCGGAGGACGACTGGGTGGTACAGGCCGCGAGTGGTAATGCTGTCAGCAAGCTCGTGTAGGGCGGCGGCGTCGAAGGTCCGACGCTGACGATTAGGTGCGATCTTGATCGCGGAGATTTCGATGAGGTTCATACAATCGGCCTTGTATAAGCGTGTAAATCACGTAGGCGGGCTTGATCAAGTGCTGCGTCAACGCCTACAATCTCTACAGCATTACGCCAAAAAGCCATGCTATCGCAGATTGCGTGAGCAGGAGTCATCCCAAGATACTTATTTTGCCAAGGCCAAACGAATCTTTTGCAGACATAACAACGCTTCATGCTCCCTCCAAAGTAAAAGCCCCTCCCCTTACGACCCTGTGCATTGCGTATCCGTAAGGGGAGGCGGCGGAAAGGTTAAGCTGGGAAGACGCCGCCGACTTTCTCGACCACGTTCCCGTTGTACAGCTCGTGCTGGACGCGCACCTTCACCATCTTGCCCTGCATCTGCCGCCAAGCGAACGGCTCGCCGGGCTTGTTGAGGCCAGTGGCGTCACGGTAAATGCGTTGGGCGTTGTTCTTCCCCTTTGCGTTGTCGATGCCGCCTTGGGCGGTGAGGTCGATCATCGGGCGGTCGGTCAGTTGGAACTCGGCCGACAGACCAAGTGCCTGGACCTGCGCTGGGAGCTGAAGCTTCAGCGGGACTACCATTTGCAACCAAGGCTGGCCGGTGCGTTCGCCCTTGCCGATGACGCCGGAGGCGGTCTTGATCTCGCCGATCTGGGCGAGGTAGAGGCCGTCGGAGGAGTCGGGGTTATCGGCGGGGATAGTGGCCCGCTTCTCGTTGACTTCAGTTTGGACTGCATCGAGGAAGGTGTTAGGATCAAACATTGTGATGCTCCTTAAAGAATGGTAGGGTTTTGAGCGTATGTCCAGACGCTCGGCTGGTTTTTGCTCAGAAGGGAATGTCGTCTTGGTTGTCATCTATAAACTTGTCGACTTCCTTTTGTCTCGCCG